GACCGTTTGCCTTACGGATTTCGTTAATCCGCTGACGAGCCATTGTCTCATGGTATTTGTATGCTCGGCTATACTCAATACGAGTAATTTGAGAATATTGCGAGAACTCACGGCATTGGTCATAGATAACACCACGTCGGTTCATGTACTCGGCAATGCTATTCCATAATGACTTAGCATATGAGCGTGGCCCCCATGCTTGTTTGAATACACGACCTTCAGTGTTAGTAATTTGTTCGATCATTTTGTTGTTCTCCTTTTCCAAATGTTGCACGGATTTCAAAGATATCTAGATACTTGTTAAAGTATATAGCTCCTGGTTTGACATAAATATTATCAACATCATTAGGTGTAATCAATTCCATAAAAGCATCGCTTTTCTGTATAGCCTCTTTTATAGAGTCCCAATCAACATTGTTAATCTGCTTTTTGGAAATTAGTATTGATAGTGTTGATATAGTGATATACGGTTCGTTGTCAGCATACGTGCTTTCAACTTCGCAAGGTCCCATAATCAAATACTGTAAAGTGAAAGTTTGCTCCGTAGACTTGATATGAAAATCGATCTCCCTAACCGGAATTTCTATATGTGTCGAGCTCATTAGATACCTCCTTAAAAAAAAAAAATAAGAGCTGGGTAAGAATACCCAAACCCTTATTCTTCAGAAATAATAATTCCTTCATCTTCCTTTTTGCCGAATTTCTTCGATGCCCAACTTCTGGCTTTGTCGTAGACTCCTGAGTGTTTTAGCAATTTGTGTCCAATGAATAGACCACAACCAATCGCAATGTATTTACCAACTTTAGAAGATTCTTCTTTGAGTTCTTCAGTCTGCTCTTGTGTAGTAGCTTCCCAAAGCTCAATAGCTTCGTCTTTGTCCATTGGTTTAATGCATGCGGCGTAGTTGTCCTCTTTGTCAAAGAACAGCCCATATGCTGTTTCATCTCCGGGTAGTCCTTTAAACCATCCGTCATAATCAAATCGTTTTTCGTTTTCCATTTTGGAATCCTCCTTTTTCTTTCTATATAGTAGTATGTAAAAATTAGACTACCATATGATCTTAAACCGCAAGCCTAGTTGTCCTGGTAGATCAAGATACTCTTCAAAGACCATCTTATACCAGAAGCCTTCCACATAGACCAACCACAATCGATAGTCCTGGAATTTGCGTTTAAACAGCTTAGGATCTTTAATATGATAGAACCACAAGGTCATACCATCAACAGTTCCGTTTTTAGTATGAACATAGCTCATCTCGTCAAAGCGATCCTTTAGTTCTTTATATACGCCCTTACCCATAATATCACCTACAATAGATATGTTGAGGGCATATGTAGATAATAACCGTTGATAGGGTGCTTCTTAATACTGATCTTAGCAGGGAAGTCATGAACTGTAACACCCCATTCGTCAGAAGCAGATTGCGTTGTTAGCGCCTCTTTTCCTTCTGGTACCTTTTGCCAGATGCGAACATAGTCTTTTACAGTTAGATAACCATAAGTCTTGGCGTGCTCCTGCATCTTCTTATAGAGATTAACCAGGTTCTTTCTTGACCGTGAGTAAATAGTGCAAAATGTGATTAACTTAATTTCGTCCATCAGACCACTCCTTAAATTCGGGGATATAGTATTCAGAGCCAATCGGCGCATCTTTACCAAAGTATTCGAAGTACCCATTGCCTTTATTGTAGATAGTGAAAGGTGTTAGAATATTGGACTCAAACGGTTGGTCTGTAATATACCAGCATACACCATTTGACTGATGGAATACCTGCATAATAGCAGAGTCCGCCTCCATCATATGACCATGTAAGTTAGCACCTGTGTGTTTGGTGTAGATCACGTTCTCAATCGTAGGATGTGTCGCATAGATGTAATAAATGCCCGTACCTAGGATCTTGACGCATAGGTTGTCGATAAGGTCGATTAAGGCTGTTGAATTAGGAACTTCTTTCCCTTCCATAACACATAAGGTCTTAAGAATACCCTTAGCGATATTGCAATCATGCTTTAACATAGCTGTAACGCCAGCTCTACCATGCATGGATTTAAGGCAAAGGTCTCCTGTGTCAAGCTCTGCTTCAGTTACGAATAGCTTCATTTTATTTGCTCCTTTATAAAAAAAAAAAAGAGGAGGAATGTATCCTCACTCGATTAGTTTTGCTGAGATGTAAAAATTAGACGCCAGGACCGTGCCAAAGTTCCCAACTCTCTTTGTTTTTACGTCGAGGTTGATCGTTAGGGCTAGGATTATCAAAGTTATAGTCATAACTATCAGGATTAATTAGGCCGTCTTCTACTAACTTGCGAACTCGTCTATTTATCGTATCTTTAGAAACGCCCATACTAACCGCAATAGTACGATTAGACCAACCGGCTTCTTTATATAATATAATGTCATCATCATTCACAAACTTGCGTGGACGACCTGTCTTTTTAGGTGATTGTATTATACGTAAGAGATCTAAACCATTCTTGTAATTGAAATCAATCGGTTCCATGGTTATCCACCACGATTGGACGACCATTGTCATCAACACCAAATGTAGCAGGGTATGGTTTTGAGACAGGTGATGCGAATGGGTAGTCATTAGGGATTATGTTATTAGGTTCCTTCTTTGGAACAGATTTAACTTTTTCATTCTGTTCCAACCATACAGCAGACATAAGCGCATAGTTAGAAAGGTCCTTGAGGGTGTCGATGATAGACTCATCTGATACCAGCGCTTCTTGTTTAGATAAGGTATTTAAACGGGACATCTTATCTTCCATTCGGACAATAGCCGCGATTAAACCGTGCTTGTCAAGCGACTCTTCAAAGGAGTTCCCATAGTCGGTGTTCTTCTTAACGAAGATATCTTGGAGTTCTTTGTGGGCGTCATGCATGTTTTGTGCTGTTAGTTTGGTCATTTTTAATCTCCTATAAATGATTTAATAAATCCGTAATCTGGTGCAAATACAGAAATTAACACTAATGTGATAAAGAATATAATAGCAAAAACTATAGGTAATATAAAATTAAGATATACTAATCGTCTTTCAACCCTATAGTTTTTATAGCCTGGCCATTCCTTATCGAAATAGTCTCTGTTAAAATTATCGCCACCAACATTAATAGTAGATAATGCAATTAGGCTAACGAAGAAGCCAATTATAGCAAAATACATAAAAATTGAGATTATATTATAAGCAAGATACTGGTCACGAAGGGCTTTGTAGCCTACTTGAATTTTGTCGCCGTACTTCTGCATTATCATTTCAATCTTTTCCATTTAACTTCTCCTTGTGTTCTTCAGGAATAAGAGCGTTTTCGATTGATGGCTCTTCATGGTATATGTTTCGTCCGTATGAATAATTACCCATGATAAGTTTAACAATATTTGAAAATCCTTTGAGGATCTTAGGATCCAAGTCCTTAATTTTAGTCTTCAGGACATATGTCCGCATAGCATTTAGTACAATCAAGTTCTTAACCCCAGGTGCGGTTTTTCCTGCAGCTCTAATTGGTTGCGGTAGAGTATTGACAATAGTAGTTTCTGCAACCACGATCTTTCGAAGTAGGCTAGCTGCCAAATGTGCTTTATTGTTCTTTCCACGTTTCATTGTTATTTACCCTTTTTATTAAGTTGATCGTATTCTGAAATAAGATGTAATCCAATAGCTAATAGTCCAGCAACAGTTCCGATGATTGTAATAGCAGTGCTTACTTTAGAACCTGTTACGGGAAGAGTCTTTTGTGCAGTAGCAACAGTAGATTGTACGGGAGTTTGTTCTGGTGCTCGACTGCTTGGTTTTTGTTCTTTAGTAATTGGTGCTTTTTCTACAACCTTTTCTATTTTAGGAGTTTCTGATTTTGGTGTTTCAGATTTTGGTTGTGCAGGAGTTGATGGAACATTAGCTTTAGGTTTGTCTTCTTTAGGAGCAGGAATATTCTTGATAATTTCGTCAATGTTTGCTTCCGGCTTATCTAATACTGGAGCTTCATTTGGAACTACACCACCAGTCCATTCAGGTAGTTTTTCACGTTCTTCTGGAATACCAGGGATACCACCTTGGAACTCAGGGACTTCAACTTTAGGTGCTTCCTTAGGAATTTCGAATTTAGGACGAGATTTACCATCTGCATGTCCGCTACCACTAACAAGTTTAGTTTCGGCATCGAAGCCCGTTCCTCCGCCATCCCAGCTAACATTAATTTTGTTAGTAGGATTGTACTCCATTTGTTTGAGTTTAGTTTTGTACTCAACATATAAAATCTTCTTACCAATCTTAGCAATAGTTGTGTCAAAGCCGTTTGTACGTAATTTAGCATTTGCCAAGGCGTCAGTTGCAGGAGCATCATATACAAATGGGTCTACGCTTTTAACATAGTAGAACTTCAAGCTGTTTTCAACGTATTCTTGATCGTCAGACCATGTATCTGAGATGTTTACGTTTTCCATGTAAGATTTCTTGTAGTTGATACGAGCGGTCCAGTTAACAACAGATGGGTCATCTTTATCCTGCCAGCCGTATTTGTATAGCGCTTCATCAGTAGGTTCTACACCCTTGCTACCAGCGTTCAATTCGACAACTGTGCCATTGAAAGAAATATTGTGCTTGGTATCTGGTTGCACAACTTCACGGTTGATCCGTGTGTTGAGGTTAAGTGAGATTGATTTGTCAAGTGGGTGTTCTGCAAAGTAGTTGTTGAAAGTAGTAGTTACTGTGTTTTCAGCAGCCTTAACTTCAGCATTACCTACTTCAGATTCACCTGTGCTATTGTATACAGGGAAGTTGTAGTTGGTTTCAAATGAAAGTTCGTTAGGGACATTAAAGGTCATGGTGTCCCCTTGGTTGATTTGAACTTCGTCAGGGATATCGGTTTTGATATTGACATTTACTTCAGACCAGATGGTGTCGTCTGATTTAGTAACTGTGACTTCTGGATCAGTGGCTACAAGCTCTGTAGATCCTTCTGCTTTAGTAACGTCTGCATATGCCACCTGGCCAATAAAAGCAGAGCAAAGAAATGCAATACCAAAAGTCATAAATTTAATAGTGTTAGTTTTCATCTTTAATCCCTTCCTTCATAGTAATCATAATGTTAAGTTCATCAATAATTTCTTTAAGGTTCCCTTTAACGAATTCGATATTATTGATACTGTCATCATCACCGGAATGGTTACAGTCAATACCGATATAGAATTTGCAATCATCGTCAAAACCAGCAAATGTGATTTGGCCATGCGCAACAAGGTCCAAAAACTCAAAGTCACGATCTTTGCAACCGTAGTATTTATGACCTCTAGGTAATTCAACGTACCCACATAACCATTCTTTGCGATTAGATACATCTTTTAACTTAAGGTAATAAGTCATAAAATATTCGTCAGCGGAATCAATGTTTTTTATTTTACATTGGTAACCTTTGTATTGAAAATGTTCAACAGTCGTAATTCTCATAAAGACACCTCTTCTATTTCTATCTCTTTTGTATGCTTCATATTACAACCTCCTCACATAAAAGAAACAAAAAAGAGCTGAGTAAAATACCCAACTCCTAATCTTTATTAGAAAAAGCTTCTTTCAGCTTCTTAACACCGTTATGAACTTTATCTTGTAGAGTAGAACCTTCATATACATCAGTTGCGATAACTGCCATATACAATGTGATTGCTCCTATAGCAATAGTGTTTAACGTTTTGTTCATTTTCTGAACCTCCTTTTTCTTTCTATATAGTGATATGTAAATATTTTACTTCCACTTATAGTCACCTTTGCGATGTCTAAAACCGGAACTTTTTGGTTTGTTGTTATCAGTATTTAATTCATCGGAAACGCCTAATTCGCCAAAAGCAACATTAATAGCAGCGTATCGAATAGCGTCTTTTTTTTTACGAGGTAAGAAAGTGCGAAACTCATCATTCCTTAAGTTTGCGGTACACATACCATTTCGTGTTTCATACATAATACCTACGTTAAAGAAATATGGATGGTTAGAGAACCAATCGATCATTTCGCTTAGTTTTTTATCTTGGAAAGTAACCGATCTGTATTCCCTTACTGCTTGCGGATACCGTTTACCTATAGTTCGTACTGTTGATGAGTTTGGTGACTTTGCTACTTTGCTAAGGTCATAGTTATAAAAGCTAAAAATACCTTTTACGATTTTCTTATCTAAAGTGGGAGAATAATGTTTTTCCCATTTGCCGCTAAACTTGTAAGTAGACACCAAAGTGTATTCGGCTCCGTATTTATCCAAGGTTCTTATGATTCGCTCTAACTGACGAGAGGAAGTAGAAATATTAGAGTCTATTAAATATAGCATAGGCTCACCTCTAATAATCTAATGGTATTGGCCATCCTACTACGTTTCTAACTCCTTGATCCCGCATAATCTTTAACGCGTTATTTAATTCTTCTACAGAATAAAACGGCGTTAGTAGTAGCGATGAAGTAGTTGGTGGTTTGAATTGAATACGGTTGCTGTCATATAGCATAAGAGTATTATACTCTTCTGTCTTAATGATATTATAGATGTTCTCTTCTTCCTTTGCGGGAATGATGAAGATTTGAGTAGGAACCGCATCACCCAAATCATCAGACCCTTTAAGAGTAGCAATAAACCCGGCAATAACCGGTTCAACATTGTCGAGTTCATGCTTTTTAGAGAACAGTTTTCTAAGTTTCTTAAACATAACTACTCTCTTTCGTATTTAGTACCTTTGAAGATAACGTTACCATCACCAACTGCGAAGACATCATTGACAGCCTCATGTACAAGCTGGTGGTAGTAAGTCATATCAATATCATCAAAGCCTTTATAATTACTTGCCAGTTCCCAACGATACCCCGTAGTTCCTGTTACAGCAACACGTTTGTCGACAATAGTATCTGGGAAGCCGTTTGAAATAATATAATCAACTTCGTTATAATCAAGACCAAGTTCAGTGGCAATCTTACGTTTCTTAGTCTCTTCTAATTGAGCAGGCGTCAATCCTTGTGACTCACGTTGAAGTAAATATTTAGGCTTGATCCATCGCGATTGAATCATTTGCGCAACATTACTTGGTTGAGTACGAGAGATTTCACGACCTGTCACAGAAGCATAGATCTGAGCATTCTTACCAATATACTGGTCGTCAAGATAAATAGCGGTCTTAACTTCCTTGGTTGTGAAGAAGTCTTCCTCGTGCACATCTTCTTTACTAAGAAGTGTCTTGTAGACATAAGGGTTAGTCTTCTTACCGAACTGTGCGCCAATAGCTTCCCATTTACCCTTCTCATCTTCCGGCCACCCAATTTCAGCAATAACGGTAGCGCGGTTAAGCAAGGCCATACGAGAATATGTGTGTTCGTGTTCGAAGGTGTAACCGAACTCATTAGCCCGCTTCATACAGTAATCAATAATAGCTTTATCGCCGTTGACAATCTTGATAGAGTCGGTCTTAATGTGAGCTACCTGATAACCTTTAGCCTGAACCTCGTGTTTAAGCATCAACATGAATAAAGCGCCACGTTTGGCGATACAGTTGTCGATGTTACGAGGGTCTTTGAATTTGTTAGGCCAAGGCGCGGATGTCATACCATACACAATATTGATAATAATCTTAAGCGCATGAGCAAGACCTTTAACAGACCCACCTTCCAAATATGGACGAAGCTTGTCTGCTAGTTCAGGATCTACCTCGTCAAAGGCATGAGACGCTTCTTCAATATTACCGTGTTTGATAGCCATACGACATTCAACCAAGGCTGCAAATTTAGGCGTGTATGGGCCAAAGTAATTCATAGCAATCAAGCTATGTGGGTGCATTGAGGCGATATCCAATACGATAACATTCTCATATACACCAGGCTCGGCGTATACATAACCGCCTTCAGATGGATCCTCTCCCATAAATTCGGATTTCTTCTTGAACTTATCGAAAGTATATCCAGGGAATTCCTCAGCTAGATCATACCAGTTAAATTTCTCTTGTGGGTTTGGGTCATCGCCAAATAAGAATTTCTCAGCTTGTGTCTGAGTCTTAACGTTAGGTGATAGACCGTTAATTTCAGCAAGGATTTTACGAGCAGCCCAAGCGTCTTGACCGTCTTTAGATTTGAACAACTCTTCCTCTGAGGTTACGTCATTAAGCATATACGCCGCACAACGACCCCATGCATGCTCAGGAAGCGGTTTAGTCCAATCGTATTCGAACTCGTCATGACGTAGACCTAACTTGATTTGCCATTTCTTCAATGACATCTTAGTATCTAGGAACTCGTAAATATCCGCATATGAGATTTCATTAGCCGCCCAGATCTTAGCTCGCTTGTCGCCTTTCTCAATAATACCTTGTGAACGCTTATAGCAGTCCATCTCATCATCGCCTTGCATACGTCCATAAGCAATATGGTTATCGTAATTAAGGTTGTTGAAACCGACCATGTTGTGATTATCAAATAACTCACGAGTGTGTTGTGGAGTAGGATTGATTTCAATACCAATCTCATCCTTGTGCCGACTCCACCATTCGTTAACGAGAACAGTTTCAATCACACTAAGACTCGTACAATCTTCTAATCCTCGGTATATAGCCTCTGGTACCTCAAGACCGTATTTCTTCCAACCAATCATATATAGATTACAGAAGACTTCTGAGTCGAAGAATGTGATTTCTTCATCAGGTAAGATAAGAGATTCTGAGATTGATTCAGACTCATCTTCTGGCACATTGGCGAATTTCATCTGAGCAACCATCTTCATACATTGTTGAGCTTGGTTGGTTGAGCTAAGTGCGAATTTAAGAACATCATTTTGCATATGACGAAGATCGTATGTGACCCCCGTTTCATAAGCCTCATCAAGCTTATCTTTAATAAAGCTGACCTCAGGAGCAGTAGCACCGTGGTGTTCTTTACGCATACAAGCTTCAATGAAATTCCTGAGCTTTTGTTCTGTCCAAATAATATGTTCCACGTCCTTATACATTGTTTTCTTCTCCTCCTTTAAAGGTAGCCCACTTGAAATATGAGCTACAGGGAGATCGTTTGCAGAAATAAGTTTCCGTCGTAACGATGACCCACCATTATATACCTTAATTTCAACATCATCAGATATGCGATTATTCAATCGAGTTGGGTCACCATCATACCAATAATGTAAGTGAACACCACCACCTGATTTAGAAACCTCAGTATATGTAGGAGGATATTGTGATGCTAGTTCTAAGTTCTTAGCGAGGTCTTTTTCGCCTTTCTCATTCTTAGCATCAAAGTCGATAACAATTAACTCAGTTGGAACACGGACAAAGTGTAATTTAGTTGGGTCGATATCTTTAAGGGTTGTCGTGACATTATCCCATTTCTTCAATGGGTTACCTGCATCGTTTGTGTATTGTGCAGGCCAGTCACGACCCTCCATGTCAAACCTAGATGTAACTCGACCCATAGTTAAATCAATCTTAGGTTTTGTATCAGTGCTCTCCTGTTTCTTTTTAGTCTCAGGGAAAGCTTCTTCGTATTTGAAACCTCGATACCAGTGTTTCTTACGATTACCGTCTTCATCTTTGGTATCTTTTGTATAGGTCTCAAAGAAACGTTGCAAACCTAATCGCAACCGGTTCTTGTAACCATTAGTCTCCCAACCTCTTTCTTCTAGCATACCTTTATAAATAAGCTCGACTTCAGAGAGAGTTGGGTTATTCTGCATCAAGAGTACATTTTCACGAACAAACTCAAATATAGAGTCGCCGTACTCAAGCATTTCGATATCAACATCGTTAGCATAGTAGAATGCACCGAGACGAGAGAATGTGTCAATCGCCTTTTGTGCAATACCCGCTAACTCATATTGAATACCGTTCATTAGCTCCTTATATCGAGGGCCTGCAATAAGATGACCTGTAGGAACTGCCTTAAGTAACCGCCGCACAATCCCTGAGTCTGAGTCACGGAACTGAGCACGTTGGTTTGATGCAGTAATAATAAGACCTTTAAATGTTACAGGATACGGTCTTTGATAAAGTTTACGTACAAATACTTCTTCATGAGATGTTACTTTCAACAATGGTGTATCGTTCTTAATACGACTTAAGTCTGTATCCGAGTCAATCAACAAGGGTAGCTCTTGTAGAGTCCCTGTTGCATACTCAGAACCGCTAGTGAGTTGCTTAAGATCAATACCACCAATATACTGCCCGAATAACATCTCAATTATTCTAATAATAGTACCTTTACCGGTTCCTGCAGGGCCGTATAGAAATAAGAATTTATCGATATTGATGATTTCCCCTGTGAACAACGCACCTAGACACCATAGGATTTTGTCTAATTGGTCTGGTGCATATAATACAGAGGTCATTTCATCAAAGGCAGGCGTAGGTTGATGCGTTGGCGTATAAGGTAACTGGAACGTTGAATAGTCCTCTCGTGATACCTTATAGTTACTAAATACAATCTTAGAGTTGAATACCTGCAATGACTCCGGTGCATCTTCACAATACTTAACGAAGTTACGCATAAGACCTGAGCCAGCATTCTGCATGAACTTAAGAGATACTTTTTCATACCCCTGGGCTTTAAGCTCAGCGTATTTCTTTCTAATCTCATGATCGACAACACGAACAACATCGTTCTTTTCCATCGACCATTTCTCACCGTCCCACATTGCGTAGAACGCTCCACCTTTTACAACAATATCTTGTACGTCGCCACCTTGATTGTCTAGATAAGTAAAGTCTGCAGAAACGACAGCATCGGCTTTCCGATTAGGCCCCGTTAATTCTTCAACAGTAATATTAAAGAAATCGGGCTTTCTATCTGTCATAAATATGCTCCTTTAAAATCCTATAACGACAACCTTACTCATATCAATAATTTTTTCATTACATGGTCTACCTAGAAATGGTGATTCGCCGATAGGGTCTGAGGTATTACTTTTAATAATAAAGATTGCATTGTTCATAAACGCATCTTTAAATGATTTGAGGTTATCCGCTGGGATAAAGTCAGAACTAAAGTTAATACCATCAAACGAGTACTTCACTAATATTCTTTCGTTTCCCATATCACTCATCCTCATCTCCAAATTGTGCCATATACTCTTCTTCAAAGCTACTTGCACGACCGATAAATTCATTATATTCAGTATAGAGTCGAATATCATGACCAGTATCTTCTGGAGAGAGCTTATCCACAACACGACCGAACATACTTAGTTTCTTCATACCGTTACCGATTTCACGAACGTTACGGTGTTCAAGGATCTTGTTGATGATAAGAAGACGTTGTTCGATTGTCTCTGCGTCGAGTAAACCTGACTCATAAAGCATATATGCAACCATTGGTAGCAATGCTCCATCTTCAGTGTCTTCTACAAACTTAGTAGCATACTCATACAAGATCTCACCGAACGTTACAGGGAATTGTAGAGATGAGTAATATGTGTCTGGACCAAAGAAGTCAATACGGCGTTCGTAAACATCTTCCCATACGTTGTTGTCAAACGCATTGTAAGGTTGTACGATCTTCGTGTCGTTAACTTCTAGCAGCTCAGAGAACACATCAATAATAGATACAATATTTGTTTTACTTAGTAAGAGACCCATGCCATAGCGTTCAGATACGGCTTGTGCAACAGGCGTGTCATCATACAGTTCGCTGATCATAACTGCCTTGTATTGGTTCCATGCTTCTACGCTATTTGGGTCAGTATCATGGCGCATACTTTGGCCCTCGTTTCCTTTTAAGTCTTTTGCTGATTCAATTACGAAATATGGGATGTTAGCTTCCCCTGAGTTGAAGTATTCATTTTCTTTCCAAACATTGTGATGTTCAACTTCTTCGGCTGTTTGTTGAGAGCCGGTATGATAATCTTCTTCGTCAGTTGGAGCAAGCTCGTCTTCGGGGATAATAGATGAAACACGTTTTCTTTCATGACGCATTTCTTCCAATTCTTTATTAACTTCAGCATAGGGTGCATTTGGATCTTCTTCAGGAGTACCGAACACAAGTGCATCAATATGCTCTTCAGCTAATGCGAGTTGCTCATCCCGTAATTTGATAGTGGCACGTAACTCTTCTTTTTCGGCCTCAGCTTGTTCTTGGATTTCAGAAACCTGGCATTTCATTTCCTTAACAAACCGGTAGCTGAAATACACCAGCCCAGCCGTAATTGTAGTTACGATCCCCGCTTTTAATAAGGTTTCTTTATTCATTATTTTGTTCCTTTTTTAAAATATGATTAATGCAGTTTTTAATAAGCTCAAGTTCATCATATGATAACGTAATATCCATACCTGTATTATCTTTGTCGTTAAAAACTTCTAAAAAGAATTCGCCTTCATTATTATAAGATAGGCTAATTCCTTGGTTTGTATCGTCTTGTCTGAATTGGATTTCCATTTTATACTCCTTATGAATATAGTGGAAGACCGGTATGGTACCGGCCTGGTCCTTTACTCTCTATATTCGTATAACTTAAGCTTCTTCTGCTTTTTCAGAAGTCATAGGCGTCACAACAACCTTTTCGTATAACTTATTCCAAGTATCTTCAACAGCGGCTGTGATAGTTTCCAGATCGTTTTCCTCTGTAACTTTAGGAGTATAATTTGATCGTACAGTACCGTCTTCACTAAACGATACCCAGCGAGTATCCATGTACTCAGGGTGAATCATGTTGATTGCATTAGACACAATCGTTTCACGTTCAACGCCCAAGTCGATTTCACGGTTGATGAGCTCTTGTTCAAGGAAATCACTGTAGTCTTTGCTGTCGTCGATTGCAGCATGCAATAGCTCTTCTGATTCAGCAGCA